GGCAGGGCGGGCAGACATATACATTTACAGGTACGTTAGCGGCCACAATCAATGCGACAGTCACAACAATCCCCATGTCATCCCTCGCAGGCGTACCATATGCAGGATATGCAAACATTGGAACGGAGACGGTTTATTACTACGGTACTTCAACCCAAGCCGAGAATGTGGCAACGGGCGCATCTGCGTATGCGACGCTTAATAATGTCGTCCGTGGGCAGAACAACACAACGGCTGCGAGCCATAGTTCAGGCGATACCGTAACAAATACTAAGTTTCCCAATGTAACCGTTTGGCCTGCTCCCGATCAGGGATCTATCAGCAATCCGTATTACACACTTGTGTACTGGCGACTGCGACGGATGCAAGACGCAGGCAATGGTGTCAATGTGGAAGACATTCCATTCAGATTCCAAGAGGCGTTGGTATCAGGACTAGCCTATAAGCTGTCTATGAAAGTAGAGGGCGCATTAGAGCGTATGCCTATGCTCAAAGCCCAGTACGATCAAGCCTGGGAGTTAGCATCAACCGAGGATCGGGAAAAAGCGCCCATCCGGTTTGTGCCACGTCAATCATTTTTAGGCGTGAACTTCTAACATGCCTAACCAGTTTGCATCCGGCAAGTTTGCTATCGCCCAGTGCGATAGGTGCAACTTTCGGTACAAGTTAAAACAGCTTAAACCGCTGACAATCAAGACAAAAAATGTCAATATACTGGTATGCCCGGAATGCTGGGAACCCGACCAGCCGCAATTGCAGCTTGGTATGTATCCAGTTAATGATCCGCAGGCCGTTAGGAATCCACGTCCCGATTCCAACTCGTATTACCAATCAGGCTTAAATGGGATGCAGACCAATTACACCGTAGGAACAGACCCGCTCTATACGGGCGTTCCACTTGAAGGAAGCCGAACAATAGAGTGGGGCTTTAATCCGGTAGGTGGTGCAAGATCATACGACACAGGTTTAACGCCTAATCATTTGATTGGGCAGGCGTTACTCAATTCAGTCACAGCCACATAGGAGTTGACATGAAAGCGATGGAAGCACTTAAAAAGCACATGGCAAAAGGCAAGGGAGCACATCCTGATCCTGATGTTAAGAAGATGAGGAAGGGCGGTCCTACCTCTGAAATGATGCGCCGTGAAGGACGTAATCTTGCACGGGTTGCAAACCAAAGGGGCAAGTAATGGCTAAATACTCCATGAAGATGGGCGGCAAAGAAGTGGGGCCAGCGTCCACTTATGCCGAGCCGCATACGATGACCGGGGCTAAGGTAGTAGCTTCACCTAATCCTGGCAAAGAGATGCCTTACAACATGCCCAAAGACTGGCAACCAACTCATGGTGTAGCCATGAATCCTAACAATCAGGTAAAGACTACTGGTATTAAGATGCGTGGTGCTGGGGCTGCGACCAAGGGTGTGATGTGCCGGGGGCCGATGGCGTGAACTGGGGCGATCTCAAAACCCAGATTCAAGACTATTTGGAGACGACGTTCTCCACAGATAGCTTGACGACATTTACGACGCAAGCGGAGCAAAGGATCTTCAATACGATCCAGTTTCCAAGCTTGCGAAAAAATGTTACTGGGTTATGCACAGTTAATAATCGTTATGTTAGCTGTCCAGAAGATTTTTTAGCGTCTTATTCGTTTGCTGTTATTGACGCAGATGGCTCATATCATTACTTGTTAAACAAAGACGTTAACTTTATCAGGGAGTCTTTCCCGATCCCGACAGGGTCGGGTAACACAGGACTTCCTTATTGCTATGCTTTGTTTGGACCGACGGTATCTGGTTCAACGATCACTAATGAGTTGAGCTTCATTCTTGGACCCACACCTGATGCTTCGTACACAGTTGAGTTGCATTACTTTTATTACCCATCTTCTATTTCGTATGGAAATGTTGATGCAACGACGACATGGCTAGGTGATAACTTTGACTCGGTGTTGCTCTACGGGGCTTTGGTTGAGGCTTCAACCTTTTTAAAAGCAGAGCCTGACCAAATGGCAAACATAACAACAAAGTACAAAGAAGCTTTGTTATTGGCAAAACGTCTTGGTGACGGTCTTGAGCGGATGGACGCTTATCGTTCTGGTCAGGTTCGGGATAAGGTGGTCTGATGGCAATCATCCAGACACTGACGACCAGTTTTAAAGTGGAGTTGGCTCAAGGGCTGCACAACTTTACAACGGGGACAGGCGATGTGTTTAAACTGGCCTTATATACTGCCAATGCGGATCTCGGTGCCTCAACGACTGCGTACACAACGGCGGGTGAAGTCAGTGGAACCAATTATTCCGCTGGAGGAATCACCCTCACCAACATCACCCCATCTTTTCAAGGAACAACTGCGTATTGGTCTTTTGAAGATGCGACGTTTACGAATGTCACCTTAACGACCAATGGGGCTTTGATTTACAACACAACGAATGGGAATCGGTCGGTTTGTGTGTTGAACTTTGGATTAAACATCACCAAGACGGCGGCGAATCTGGTGATTACTTTCCCGGTGGATGACGCCACCAACGCCATAATGAGGATTGCATGATGGAACTTAAAGCGAAAGCAACCGATACCGCTGCCAGCGGGTTAATCACAAGCCCTCATTCGGGGGAGTTAGCCAAAGCAACGGGCCAATACTTGGTGGAATGTTTTGACAAAGACGGTAAACTCAAGTGGACCGCTGAGTCCAAGAACCTTGTAGTTAACGTCGGGCTTCAGTATATGGCTGGCGTAGCGTTAACCAGTACGGCACAGATTACGACTTGGTATGTGGGTTTGTACGGTGCTGGGGCAAGTAATACGCCAGCCGCTACAGATACGATGTCATCCCATATAGGATGGACAGAGAACACAGACTACAGTGAATCAACGCGGGTAGCGGCAACGTTTGCCGCTGCGACAAACGCTAATCCGTCGGTTGTCACCAATACGGCCAGTAAAGCACAGTTCACCATGAACGCTACAACAACCGTTGGCGGGGCTTTCTTAACCAGCGGAAGTGTAAAAGGTGGTACGACAGGCACGTTGTTTTCGGCGGCAGATTTCCAATCTCCCGGTGATCGTTCAGTAGTTTCCGGGGATATTCTGCTTGTGACTTACACCTTCAGCTTGTCAGCATGATATGGCTTTCGTCCTTGCTGATCGGGTTCAAGAAACCACGACAACCACTGGCACGGGGACAATAACCCTTGCCGGTGCGTCAACCGGCTTTCAATCCTTTGCTGCGGTAGGTAACGGAAACAGTACCTTTTACACCATCGCAGATGCTTCAGGTTCTAACTGGGAAGTTGGGATCGGAACCTACACCTCCAGCGGCACGACGTTATCAAGAGACACGGTGCTGTCTTCCAGTAACTCTGGGAGTCTGGTGAACTTTAGCGCAGGGACAAAGAATGTCTTTGTCACGTTCCCTGCTTCAAGCACGTTGTTTGCGCTTAATAACCAAACAATCACAAGCAGCTATGCCATCCCGACGGGTAACAATGCAAGTGCCGTGGGACCAATTACGATTAACACAGGTAAGGCAGTCACGGTGCCTACAGGTCAGGCGTGGCTTATTTTTGGGTGAAATGACATGAGTAATATCAAAGTCCAAGGTAATGCTTCTGGTGCAGGAACAACGACCTTACAAAGCGCAAATACATCAAGCAGTGTTACCGCAACGCTTCCTGACTTAGCGAGCAACTTTTCGCTAGGGTTTTTGAATACACCAATAAGCTCAACAACGACAACATTAGTTGCAGCAGATGTTGGCAAAGTTGTGTCGCTTGCTGCTGGGATTACAGTTCCTGCTTCCATATTTGCAGCGGGTGATATTGTTTCGCTTTATAACAATACGACAGGAAGTTTGACGATTACTTGCTCTGCGGTAACCACTAAATTAGCTGGCAGCAACACAACGGTAACGTCAGCGACATTAGCTACACGCGGTGTGGCGACAATACTTTTTATTGATGCAACAAACTGCGTGATTACTGGAAATGTGACATGACAGGGATATTTTTATCGTTGCTTGGTGCAAGGACTTCTGCTGCTACTTACACCGTCGTCCAAACCTTTACCGCTACGTCTACTTGGACTTGCCCTACTGGTGTTACAGAGGTTGAGTATTTGGTTGTGGCTGGTGGTGGTGGTGGTGGTGGAACCGTTGGTGGCGGTGGCGGTGCCGGTGGGTTTAGAACGGGAACAGGATTAGCGGTTACTGCTGGCACTGATTACACAGTAACAGTTGGAGGTGGCGGGTCTGGTGGGGTTAATAATGTCAACGGTACCACTGGTTCTCAATCTATTTTTTCAACAATAACAAGCGCTGGTGGCGGTGGCGGCGGTTACAACGCAAACAATGGACTAAGTGGTGGTTCAGGTGGCGGCGGTGCAAATTCAAATGGTTTTACAGCAGGAACCGGTGGGGCAGGAAATACCCCATCTACAAGCCCATCTCAGGGCAACACAGGTGGAAACGGAAATAACAACGCATTCCCAACGGGCGCATCTGGTGGTGGCGGCGGGGCTGGTGCTAATGGTACTTCTCCATCTGGGTCGACAGGTGGAGCAGGAGGCGCAGGTTCTCCTTCATCAATATCTGGTAGTTCGGTGACGTATGCCGGAGGTGGCGGAGGATGGGGAGGTTCGGCAATCGGTTCAGGCGGTTCAGGCGGCGGTGGAAATTCATCTAGTGGTAGCGGTTCTGGAAATGGCAGTAATGGAACTACTAATACAGGTGGTGGCGCTGGTGGTGCAGCAGTCCCTGGAACAGGGGGAACCGGCGGCTCCGGCATTGTTATCCTCAAGTACACCGTAGCATCCCAAACCGTATTTACGTTCAAAGGCACTACTAAGTGGACATGCCCGACAGGTGTTACCAGTGTTGACTATCTTGTGGTTGGCGGTGGGGGTGGTGGTGGTGGTTCTATTGGTGGTGGAGGTGGAGCGGGAGGTTATAGAACTGGAACTAGCCTTTCTGTTTCTGCCAATACGGATTACATAATTACAGTTGGGGGAGGTGGAAACGGAGGTACTGGAGGCGCAAATACAGGATCAAGTTCAAATGGGTCTGTTGGTAATAGTTCATCAATCGGTTCTCCGGCTTCCATAACGTCTGCGGGTGGTGGTTATGGTGCTGGCGGCGCTGGAACAGTTGCTGGTGGCTCAGGCGGGTCTGGTGGTGGAGGTGGTGGCTCAGGGGTAGCTCAAAATGCTGGTGGTTCTGGAAACACACCTGCCACATCCCCAAGTCAAGGCAACAATGGC